CATTAATTGAGTAATTCGTCTTTTGACCCGTCCTGATTGGACGATAGTAAAGGATATTCCCTGGACTATCGGGCTGGCCGTCCGGGATGGCATTACCCTCCGGATCTGTCGCACCAACCAAATCGAGAGTGTCATAAACCGGTTCTTGGTAGTAACGCTCATAAGGATTCGCCCAGCTAGTAGTTGTACTTAGAAAAGGATTGATGTGAAGAGTCGCTCCCTGACAAGATATACCTGCATAGTTGAACCCGAATGTGCGTGATGGCACCACCTGCACAGCTTGGTTTGTGACACTTCCCGAACTGTTTGCAACTGGTGCAGCAGTGCTGGAAACCTGAGCTTGTGCTGGAGCGGAAAGCAGCAAAAGCGTTGCTATGACTCGCTTCATTGGGTAAAGGTACTTGTCGTCTCAGTTATAGATTCAATGTCGGTGTCACGGTTGATGAGTGTATGGTTAACCAAACCTGGACCTTGCAGGGTTTCGACAAACTGCATGGCCTCACCTTGATTAACGATTGTCCAGGTTGGCTTAGTTGCAGCATCAATTGATGTCCACTTGCTGGTAATGCCTTGAATGGTGTTTGACGTTGTTGTCAGACCCATTGGAGCAATGGCGGCGTCAGTCTTGATGTTTGTACCACTGACTGAATACTCGTAGCCAGTACGGTACTCATACGAGTTGATGACTTCTGTGACTTTGGTCTTGGTGGTTGTGAAACTGGAGAGGGTTCCCTGTGAGAAATTAGGCACCACAGGCACTGCTGCTGCTGGTGCGGCAACAAGCAAAAGCAGCAACAGAATCATTTGATTGTCAGTTCTTGGATGACTTGACCGATTGCAGTAGTACCAGCCGAACCCGCAGTCACCGAAATAGCGCCATCAGTTGCAATCGTGCCAGCTAGTGTTCCAGCGACTCCGCCTGATGTGGTCGTTGTATTGCCGAACACCGGCAGTGCTGGGACTACTCCGGCGGTGACTGTTGTTGAGAGGACGGTTGGAACGTCGTCTCCTTCTGTATAGCTTTCGCTGTAACTGAAAGCATCACCAGCAGTGGTAATGCTGTAAACGCCAGGAGTGTAACCGAGGGCAGTCCCGGAACTAAATGCAGTGAACTTACTAGCAGTGTCCAAAGTGACGTTAGAGCCAGATATTGCCAGTGAACTCGGCTGCCGGATTGCAACGGATCCCGCTCCATCAACCGACAGCGAAACGCTTGACTGGATTCTATGCGTGATGTCTGCCTGCGCTGGAGCGGCAAGCAAGCTGGCAGCTAGTGCCAGAAGTGCCTTTTTCATTGGATTCCGGCTTTGGTGTCCTTATTGTCTACGTTAACGGTTTTGTCGTCCTTCTTTTTCTTATTCAACTTGCCCAATGCTGGCGTGTAAGTCGCTGCCGTCCCAGTAAGCAAGCTGGCTGGAAACGTTGGGTCTACCGCTTGCGAAAAAATACCAAGGTAGTTGGCGGTCAAGATGCCCATTGACCAAAGCAGGATAGTGACTCGTACAACGTCACCTAGCCAAGAGCTGTTTTGGTCCTCCTGTTCCTGCTCTTGCAAGTCTTTCGTCTCTGCCATGATGGATTGACGCTAGAGGTCGAGTAGTGGTTGAAGTCTGGGCTGCAGTCGCTGGGGCAAGCATAGGAGTTGCTTCTGCTGGGTTAACTGGGCTGTCCCGTCAAAACCAGCAAGGTCGAGACTCCTTGGTACGCCTGACAACTGCTGTAGACAATTTAGCCGGTCGCCTTGATGTTCTCCACGCCGATATCAGAACAAGAGACCAAGAAATTTTCAGCAGACTGGCCGAGTTAGAGCGATCAGTAGCGCGACTTGAGGGCCATAGCGATCGGAACTAAACTATTAGAGCCCTGCATAGGCATCTAATGTTGTTGATTCTCAAGCCATTGCTACTGTCAATGGCCAGGTCAAAGGCTTTTAAAGAACTGATCGTCGCGATGCTAGAGCGGGTCGTCAAGCAAACCGACAACGACCTAGATGACTTGGCAGTCAAGCATCTCAAAGACTTGCTGTTCCCAACTTCTCGCGTCGATAAATAGCATTAACCATTTAAGTTCGGCATGATTGGCGCGTCAGCTGCTGTATTGGTAGTAATGGCCCTTGCTTTGTTGCCGTTTTTCCAGTTTTTTCGTGGTACGCCCCACCAGTTGGCTGCTGTTAAACAGCTTGAAGAGTCGCTGCCGCCGCAATTATTGGAAGAAAACGAAGCTGATTGGTTTCAGTCCTGGAAAGAAAGCGGGTATGACCAGCAGATTTACATGCCCTACTTCAGACAGCTCGATAACAAGACAGGAACCGGCCATCGGGAATGCTTTAGTTCAGCGGCGGCCATGGTGGCTGCGTATTACAAGAAGGTTCGCACGGATGATCAATACAATGCGATTCGTGCTGAATTTGGCGACACCACTTCGGTAGAAGCTCAGCTAGCAGCGTTGCGGAGCTTGGGTCTAGAAGCTGAGTTTCGCAAAGATGGCGATGCTGACATGGTTGAGCTTGAGGTCGAAAACGGCAGGCCTGTGCTGGTTGGTTGGTTGCACGCAGGCAACATGCTTCGTGGCGAACCACCAATGTGCAGCGGTTTAGGTTGCGGGCATTGGAGCGTAATCAGTGGTTACGCGGGTAAGAACAGCAACGATCCAGAGTGGATCATGCAAGATCCGAGAGGGTATCCCGAGATGGAGAAGGGAGGCCATAGCAACCCGCATTTGGGACGTAATGTCCGTGTGAGGCAAGCTGCGTTCTATCAACGGTGGCAAGCGAACGGACCAAGCACGGGCTGGGTGATCTTGGTTAATGAGTGAGTTTTATTGGATCTGGGCGTTTATTAGTGCGTTTTGGACAACTGTTGTTCTGCAATGCGCCAAGCCTGTGAACTGGGACCAATGTTCAAGAGTCAATGACTGGCTAGTCCCTTGGGTCCGAGATGTGGTCGAAATGCACGAAAAGGGTGCTTATCACAAAGAAAAGAGCGCTCTAAAGGAACCTAAGTAGACTTGCGTTTTGCATTGATCGAATGGCGGTTCTGTGTGACTGGGAGATCCAAGCTCGTTGCCGCAAAAGCGACATGGTCGTCCCGTTCAACCCAGATCTGCTAAATCCAGCCAGCTTGGATCTGCGCTTAGGCGATCACCTGATGATCGAGAGCATCTACAGCCCTGAGCTGATTCGTGTTGACATCTCAGACAGGACAGAAGATGAGCCGTTCATGCTTCAGTCCGGCGAGTTTTGCCTGGCTGAGACACTTGAGCTGTTTAACCTGCCCGACGACATCAGCGGCCAGTTTGTACTCAAATCAAGCCGCGCACGATCTGGTCTTAATCACCTGCTTGCTGGCTGGTGCGACCCAGGCTGGCACGGAAGCAAGCTGACTCTCGAGTTGAAGAACGAGCGATTGCATCATGCATTGCCTCTTTGGCCTGGTCTGAAAATCGGCCAGATGGTCTTCCACGCCATGTCAAACACGCCAATGCATAGCTATGCAGAGACCGGTCATTACAACAATCACTTGACAGTCATGCCGTCTGTGGCATGACTTAATAAATATCTTCAGGGCTATGGGCTGGGCTGACTGGATGGTCGTGACTCAGAGCCTTGAGGAGGAGCTTGAGCTTGAAAAAAGTGTCCGTGACATTCAAGGTTGCAACGACGAAGACGCACTTCGGACAATGTGCGTCTCTTTGATCCGCACCAACTGGCATCAAGCAAAGCTGTTGCAACAGGCAGTCGGTCACATTGCAGAAATTGACTCCTCAGTTGCAGCCTTGGGGCTGTAAGCAAGAGTCACAAGTTCAAAGAACTGCTTAGCCGCCCAGTCTTTTGACTCCGGAAAGTGGCGTGCCATGCCGCCATACTGCACAACCCAAGCAGTGGATCCATCCTTGACCGCAAGCTCAATCGTTGGCTTTGGCATTTTTCATGTGCTGGATGTAGATGTCAGCCTGCCAAAGATCATTTGAAAACTGCCTCTGCCCATCAGGGCCGCAGCTGCAATAGCGAGGCTCACCGATTGGTTCTACACCTTGAATGATGTAAAAGCCATCGCCATAGTCCATCGCATCAGTCGGGACATTGCCAAAAGTAGGCGCAGTCTTTAGCAAAGGTTCCACCAGTCATCCTCCCTTCAGGACAGCCGACATTGCAGTTGGCTTTTACTATTTCCCAGTGTATGCAGTTCATGCAACGTGGCTGAGAACTATTCAGGCAACGCGCATCTGCATATAGTTGCTCTGCCTCAAGCACTGCTTGCTCAAGTTCAGTTGCCGACAAGCTGCAAGAGAGTTTCCCGGTCTTGGTTTTTATCTTGACGCGCCATCCATCGCCATCCTCGCTAAGGACCATGCGCCCAGCGTGGTAACGCAATGAGGCCATAAATTACTTGTATATCGCCCTCAGTATCTCAGCTGCTTCAAGTGCTGCGCTATGGGTGTGGCAAGGCTCACCCCAATACACGACTGATCCATCGAAAAACCAAGGCTTGAACAAAGGCATAATCCCAAGTGTCATGAGGTGGACTCCAACAGAATCTGGTTGACGCATGGCTATAATTTGGGCTCTTCACCCTGAAACGGGCGAAGGACAGTTCACCTGCAGCGGATCAGGTGCGAGGGGTGCGGATGCGTGAGTCGGCCTTAGTCCGCAACCAATTTTGTGGCCTAGGTGATGTAGGGCCAGGAAACCTCATCATCTCTTTGCCAAGCGTTGGGCTCTAGGCCTCGTGACGAGACGTAGTCGGCAAAGACCTGGAGCAGGTCGGTTTTAGACACACCAGCGGCAGCAGCCAGTTTTACGGCGTTTGCCTTCCCGCGATAAAGCAGATCGAGGGCATCTTCTAGCGTCAAGCCGGCGCTAAGGTCAAGACGCGACACACTTTTGGTCATGCCCTACCACTACGACGACAAAAAGAAAGGCAGCAAGAAAGGCGGCAGCAAGAAAGGCGGCAAGAAGTAATCACTTGACCACTTCAATGGCAGCATCAGGCCAGCGGGCCTTGCCGTAATTAATAGCGGCTTTTTGATTCTCAGCAGAGGTGCGCCAGATCATTGGCGCAGCCTGTCCATTGCGCACCAGCAACTTAAATGGCTTTGTCTTGACGCCCTTCTTGGGATGGCTGATACCATCGCCGTGTTGCGCTTGAGGATGATTATCGTCCCATTGAAAATTGCTCAAGAGTTTGACTCCTTGCCGACTTGGAAAAGCGCATCTTGACGCGCTTTTTCGTAGAGCTTATCAGCTTGCAACGGACCAATCAGTGCAGAAACTGCTTGCCGAAAGTAAGACAAGTGATAGGCCTCAAGCTTTGAAAGATCATTCTCCTTTACCTGCTTGATGCGAGTTATGAATTGCTCGCAAATTTTTAGCTTGACGCTAAGTTTGTGCAGCCAATCAAGCTCGGTAGTGTCTCTTTCCTCATGCATCTTTGCGCTCATGTTGCTAATAGCAACATTGAGTTCACGCTCTAATGTGTTTAAATCGTTTCGAGTAAGAGACTGTATGTCTGCTATATATACTGCTTTACCTAAAGAACTGCTGTCGCAAAAAATGTTTCGCATAAGTAAAAAGTGTAAGTTGTAATTTTAAGGCAAAGTCACCTTGATGGCACTGCCGTTTGCGTTGACGTAAGAAAGCGGGTTGGCACGCCTCATCAGCCAGATGCCAGCATGACCAATCGGCGCCACGTTAATTGGTGGCTTATCAGCTGGCAAGGGCCGCAGATACTGCACAGTCCAGCTGGGTGGACGCTGTAGCAGCACAGGGCGCTTGCTACCCCACCGAAGCATGGCGAGGCCAATCTTTTCAAAAGTCCGGGACATGTTTCTCCAATAGCTTTTTTTGGGCTGCGACTAGGTCTTGCAGCTGGAACTGCCGCATGACCAAGTCGCGATACTGCTCGACCGGGATCGTGACAAACGAACCCTCCGGCAGGTCGTCCAGCTTCTGGTGGATCCACTGACGCTGCATCTGCCATGGAGAGTCCGGGATGTCCATCAAAAGATGTCCTCTTGGTCAGGCTTCACCACACTGCCGGCAGTGCCTTGGGCAAGGCTAGCGGCGGCTTTGTCCAAAGTTTGCTGGTGCTGCATAATCTCCTGCGTATCTATAAGCTCTGCAGCTTCTTTTTTTTCTTTGGCAGACATTAAGGTCTTGTAGTCAGGGGTATAGGAAAGGCTCAAAAACTTTTTGCCGCTTTGCGACTCTTTCTGCCAGCCCGAAATTTTAAGAGGCACGACATCATCCTTGATGTAGCCATCATGCTTTAGCTCAGTGCGAACTGCCCAGTGCAAATAATCGACAAGATCTTGCAGTTGGCCTTTAGGAATCAAAACAGTACCCGTAAAGTTTGGGTACATTTTGTTGGGGTCATATTTGTCCCCATACAAGCGCTGTTGATCCTCAGTGCTGTTCTTGAAGATTGTGGAGCTGAACTTGAATTCCATGAGTCACTTCCTGAGAAAAGGATGTTGTTGCTCATATTCCTCTACCTCAACAATTGGATAGAGAATACGAACCGGGTGTTGAGCCTTGATGAATTTAGGCCCTTCTTGCCTGCGTCTCCACCTAGCGAGCGTTTGAGGGTGTATACCCCAACGGTCAGCTAGCTGGAAAGCGTCAAGAAACTGTGTCTTATCCATTAGAAGAAGTCATCAGCCTCCACAACGACGCCAGCAAAAGCTTCGGGCTCAGGCTCAGGCTCAGGCTCAGGCTCGGGGACATGCTGAGGTTCGGTTTTAGGGGTCAAAATCTCAGCGACCTTATCGAGCTTGCTTTTCGCTGGCTCAGGGGCAACTGTGACCTCAGCGTCAATGACCTCATTCTCCTCAACAGATTGAATGCCAAGGATTAGGTCAGGAATGTGGAAACGGCCGAAGGATGATGCAGCGCGGTAACGCAGCATTGTCTGTGGCATCGTGCTCCACTTCGTGTTTTTAGTCCAGCCTTCCCGCTTGGCCATGTCCAAAGTGATCTTGGGGCCAGAGACCTGCTCACCAGTGGTTTTTATAGAGGCGAAGCACTGACAGGAATCAGCGGCCTCGTTGTAGGTAAAACCCTTAAAGCGACCGCAGCCTTGGATCAAGCCAATGATGAACTGACTTCTCCAGCTAGGGCGACCATGAATAACGTCAAGATTTTGCATCACTTGGAAGGGCGACATGCCCATCCGGTTGGCAATCTCAAGAGCCACCATGCAGTTGCCAAGACCAGCTTTGCCCCGATACATCATCGGGACAATTGTGCTTTCAGCCAAAGACGCAGCAATGCGCTGCGCCGACTCAAACGACTGGATGCTGCTGTAAACCGACTTGCTTGAAGTGGTTGTCAGAGCTGATTGGTCACCCATTGATCACCTCAGGGCTGGGAAGAGCTTGCTCCATGCGGAGGCGTAGATCGCCAAGTTTTTGGTTGCTGGGCTCTCGCTGACCACAAAGGATCTGCACAGTGTTGCGCAAAAGCCAAGCCGAGAAAGCCTGATCAGAGTCAAAGCCAGAATCAACACGAAGCTCTTTGAGCTTGTCGCCGTACCAAGATGGCAAAGTCATCTCGATGCGAGTCTTGTTCTTAGCGCCAGGTAAACGGGCCATAACAAATAGGTAGATGGAAAGTCGGGACTTACACCTTGTCGGGGGAGAAAGGATGCCCGGTGGTCATTGCTGTTGCTTGTAAGCCTCGTAAAACGCTCGCTCTAAATGAGTGAGCTTTGGGTCTTTTTCGTTAAGTGCAGCTCTGGCACGGGCCTTGGCCGCAGCAATAACGTCTTGAGGCCGAGTGCCCCAATGTGGGCTGGCCATTAGCTATCAGGAGGATTCCAGTATTCATGCAATTGTTTGCGATAGTGTTTAACACGCGTTTCTGCAATGCTGAAGGCAGCAAGAGCGCTGTCGAGCTGAAACTCAATCTCGCGCAGGTGCCACTGACCTTCATCGTTTTTGTGATTTACAGGCTTTGCCATTAGTCAATCATCCTGTCCGGCAACATGTCGTTAGTGGTCATAACGTCGACGTACTCAATATCTTCGCGGTTGTAAAGAGAATGATTGCAGCAGTCGCCAACGTTTGAAGAAACGTCTCCAGTAAATACACACATGCGTTGTTGGCTGTCAAAAATAGGGTCGAAGTCTTTAGACGTAGCCCTAAAGCCCTGGAGCATGTCAGTGACATCAGCTATGGCGTCGTAGTCAAAGCCGTTTTGGCAGTGCATTTCTCTTTGCTGAATTATTTCCCACATCTCTCTTGAAATAACCTTGTAAGACCAAGCTTCTTTCACGAAAACAAGAGTTACTTTGTTGTAGGAGTTTTTCAGCTTCTCAACTGGCAGCCCCTCGTTATCAGTAATTTTCGATTCTTCTCCAGCGTGATATTTGACAAATTCCTTTTGATCGAACATTTCTAGTTGAACGCAGTAATCGTCGCTCAACTGAATAAACATCTCCGTGTGACCAGTCTTGTCGTCGACAATGACTTCTCCGGCAAGTGAATCAATAGACATTAGTAAAGCTCAATAGGTTGGTAATCAGTAGTAGTGCCGTCTTCCTTAGGCAGCATCCACTTGGGCAAGGAGATCTCCTCAACCCGCTCGGAATAAACAGGAAACTTGTCGTCGGCGATCCACTGCGCGATGTTGTTCAAATCTTCGCGAGCATGTTGCTTGCCAAGATCAATCATGGCCTGGTCGGCTAGATAAACGGCGGTAGAGAAAGGTCGAAGCTTTTCAACCGCAACGAATAAAAAGCCTTGAGGGCGTTTGCCCGTCGACATTTCGACGACGTCCAAATAAAAAGAGGCCTGACAAAAGTAGCGATAATTAGCAACGCTGCGCTGAAATCCTTTGGGAGAAGCATCAATAGTTGTTTTAAGGTCAATAATTAAAGAAAGATCATCAAGGATAAAGTCAGGACGTGCCTTCAACTCAAGGCCGGTCTCGGTGTCAGTGCAGAAAAAGCTCTGCTCTGCTTTGCCCTTCAGCTCACCGTTGACCAAGCTGGCGCTAAACGGATGCTCACGGAGGGACAGCATCATCTGGTCGACAACGTAAGCGTCAGATGGGTTGAGGATGATCTTGCCCTGATGCTCAGCCACAAAGGCCTTGCCCTCCTTGGTGGTCTTCTTCATGCCTTCCGGCATGCGAACCGCAATCTCGTCTGCGTCTTCACCCGGCAAGGCAGATGCATGCAGAACGGTGCCCATGTCAAAGGCAGCAGTCGACTCCCGTGGTGGGCCGTACAACATGTCGTACAGGTGCCGACCGCTTTTGCGGGCAGCATCGAGCTTGCTTTTGGAGATGGCCTTGTGCGCGTGATAGTCCGCGTTGCTCATCTCGACCCCGAAACCCATAAGCCGGTTGCTGCTTGCTTGCGCATGCTATAGCCTGCTCGAGTATCGCGCAACCTCTATGGACCTGAGGGACTATCAGGAAGACGCCGTCAAGGGGATTAGGAACGGGCTTAGGCAAGTAGACAGAGTCTTTCTTTCACTGCCTACTGGTGGCGGCAAGACAGTTATTTTTTGCCACATTGCTCAAAACGCCATTAAAAAAAGCAACAAGGTTCTTATTCTTGTTCACCGCAAAGAACTTATTCTTCAAACAAGCATTGCTCTAGGCTTTTTGGGTGTTTCTCATGGAGTTATTGCCGCTGGGTTTAAAGGTAATGACGAGTCAGTGCAAGTTGCATCTGTACAAACACTTGCGCGAAGGCTGCATAAAGTTGATTTTGACCCTGCATTGATAATTATTGACGAAGCACACCACGCAGTCGCAGGGCAGTGGGCCAAGATTCTTAATCACTTTTCGAAAGCAAAGCTTCTCGGAGTCAGTGCCACTCCACAAAGGCTTGATAGAAAAGGCTTGGATGAACACTTTGATCTATTGGTGCAAGGGCCGCAAGTCAAAGAACTAATCAACAGAGGTTTTTTGAGTCCAGTTAAGTGTTTTACGCTTCCGACTGTCTTCAGGAGAGACTTAATCGCACATAAGAATGGCGAATTTGACCTACAGGAAGCAGCAGAAGAGCAAAGAGCCTTCAAGCTAGAAGGCGATGCAATTAAAGAGTATAAAAAGCATTGTCCCGGCAAGCCTGCTGTCGTTTTCTGCTGCACAATCGATCACGCTGAATTCGTAGCTCAAGCTTTTTCAAAGGCCGGGTATAGGTCTGCTTGCCTATCGTCTAAGACCACCGCGGAGAACAGGGCCGACTACATTGAGAAGCTGGGTAATCGTGGATTGGATATCTTGACTAGTTGCAACGTGATTAGTGAAGGGACTGACATTCCTATAGTGACATGTGGGATCTTGATGAGACCAACTGAAAGTCTTTCTCTTTATTTGCAGCAAGTCGGCAGAGTTTTGAGAACTGCAGAAGGTAAAAAAAACGCCATAATTATTGACTGCGTTGGGAACATACAAAGCCATGGCCTGCCACAAATGGTTAGAGAGTGGTCGCTTCAGGCTCCACCAAAAAAGGAGGCGGCTGCTCCAGTTAAAATTTGCCCTGAATGCTTTGCCTGTTTGCCGATAAATGAAAAAACTTGCCCGCTTTGCGGACATGGATTTAGCCTTGAGTCGAGCCAAGCTGAGTATTTAGAGGTTAAAACATCTGAGCTTGTACAAGTTGAAGAAAGCGGCGTGCTCAGCAGGGCAGAAAAGCAAAATCGAAAAAGAAGGATCAGCGATGCTGGCGATGATCATCAAAAACTAGAAGCCCTACAAAGAGAGTTTGGTTACAAGCCTGGCTGGGTCTGGCAACAAAAAAGGCGTGTCAGACAAAACAGGAGCCACTACGAGAAATGGAAAGACGACAACTGGGCCTTTGGCTGAACGCATGCACTAATCTTGGCCCAATTGTTGTTGGGCAATGGCGAACCCGGAAACAGTCATCCAGCAAAACATCAGGCTGAGGGTTGGCGCACGGCCAGATGTGCGTTTATTTAGGAATCAAGTCGGCCAGCTCCCTGATCCCCGGACTGGTCGACCGGTGCAGTTCGGCCTCGCGAAGGGGTCGGCTGACCTTGTGGGCTGGAAAACAGTAGAGGTCACTCCTGACATGGTGGGGCAGAAGGTCGCTGTATTTGCATCACTCGAGATAAAGACAGACACCGGCAGGCTTTCAAAGCATCAGCAGACATGGCTTGATGTCGTGCGAAGGGCTGGCGGTATTGCAGATGTTGCAAGAAGTCCTGAAGACGCCTTGCGAATCCTTGAATGACGCTTAAGCTTTGCTGGCAAAACCACAGCGCAACCCATGAAGCCTGAGCGGGCTACTCGACGCACCATCACCCTCGACATCCCTGAGCCACTCATTGAATGGCTCGACAAGCAAGCGGACAGCCTCACCATCTCAAGATCTGCGTTCGTGCGGATGATGATCACGAGAGCTATGACCGCTAAATGATTAAGTACGATCCTGATCGCGTAAAAAATCGCTTTCTTGCTGACTTAAGACTTTGGCTTGATGATGGCCTTTGTTATTACGCCTTTACTGGCGAGCCTGTTGATTGGCACTGGGCTTTTGACGATTATCACCGTGAATTGCTCTTAGAGGCAGAGGCCAAGTGGCCTGAGCGTTTAAGGCGGATCGAGCAACAGCGCCAATTTGACCAAAAAGCACGGCAAGTTAAAAAGACAAAAAAATGAAAATCAACGAAATTGCACAGGGCCAGTGGCCCTCAATTCTTGGTGCCCTCGCTGGCTTGACTGGGAAGCAGTTGGAAGACAAGCACGGCTCATGCCCACTCTGCGGTGGCACTGATCGCTATCGCTTTGACGATCAAGACGGCAACGGCTCTTGGTTTTGCAACAAGTGCGGCGGCAAAACCCAGTCCGGCGGCGCTGGCAGCGGCATGGACATGCTTATGCGTAAAAACAACTGGGACTTCAAAACTGCTGCCTCAGCTGTTGAAAACTTTTTAGGTGTTAAGCCTCGACGACCTGAACCTCCAATCAAAGGCGCTGAACTCGTTTCGCACTACAGCGACAACTTCATCGTCTGCAGGTTTCCTGGCAAAAAAATTAGGCCTCTTTGGTGGGATGGCGATAAATGGCTATGGAAGGCTTCACCTGCTCCAAGACCGCTTTTAAATCTCACCAAAATCCTCTCCACCACATCCAGCGTCATCATCACTGAGGGCGAGAAGGCATGTGAGGCAGCCACCAAGCTCTTCCCTCTAGCTGTTTGCACAACTTGGCCATCTGGCTGTAAAGCCATCAATAAGTGTGATTTCACTCCTTTAAAAGGACGCAAGGTCGCGCTTTGGCCCGACAACGACGATGCAGGTCGAGAGGCCATGCAAAAACTTGCAGACAAGCTGCTAAAACTTGGCGTTGCTGAAGTGCGAGTTGTAGAGCCTCCTGCTGATGCTTCAGAAGGATGGGACCTTGCGGATTCTGAATTCACTGAAGACGAAGCTCGCCTTTACCTGCTAAACAACTCCACCGTTTACACGCTTCCTGAGATTAATGATGAGCCCTTGCTTCACATTGACGAAGAAGAAGATGACGATGAAGAGTCAACGACAATTGATTACTTCAGCTGTCTTGGTCACGACCGAGGCACCTATCACTACTTGCCACACAAAGGTGGTCAAGTCATAGCCCTACCGGCTGCGTCTCACACCAAACTAAATCTCTTGAACCTGGCGCCTCTTGGCTATTGGATATCTGCATTCCCAAAGGGTTCCTCTGCTGACTGGGACAGAGCCGCTGATGAGCTAATGTCCCAATCTTTTCGTGTTGGCATCTTTGATCCTCAAATGGTCAGAGGCCGCGGCGCGTGGTACGACAGGCAGCGAGTCATCATGCATCTCGGCAACAGGCTGGATGTGATCCGCAAAGACGCAGAAACCGAGCACTTAAGTATCCACAATCCACCTGACACTATTTACTTCTACGAGAAAGCTAAGACCCTTACAGGCCCATCTGATGAGTGTTTGGGCAATGAGACCTGCTTACAGCTCATCCAGCTCGCTAAAAAATTCAAATGGGATGACCCCATTTATGCCCAGTTCTTGCTTGGCTGGATTGTTCTAGCGCCTGTCTGCGGCGCACTCGATTGGCGGCCTCACATCTGGATCACAGGTGGAGCCGGCACCGGCAAGACCACCATCCTGAAATACTTCATGCGGCCACTGTTGGCGGGCATCTTCCAGTCCGCAACCGGTGGCACTACGGAAGCTGGACTGCGCGGCACTCTCAAATCAGACGCCATCCCAGTGGTCTTTGACGAGTTTGAGCAGAACGAGGCCCGCGACAAGCAGATCGTCCAGAACGTCCTGTCACTTGCACGCATAGCCTCCTCCGAAGGCGGCAAGATCTACAAGGGCACAACCTCTGGTGGTGCCAACAGCTTTGAAATCCGCAGCATGTTCTGCGTCTCATCCATCAACGTCAACCTGATCCAGAAGGCTGACATCGATCGTTTCTGCGTTTTATCTCTGCACAAGCCCGTTGCTGGCGAGGAGAAAGAAGACTGGTTTAAATTTGAAAACCAAATCCTCAGCCTTTGCACCGAGGACAATGGACGACGCTTGATTGCTCGCACGCTCAAGAACATTCCAGCCATCAGAGAGAACGCCAAGACCTTTTCAACAGCTCTCGCCAGAAAAAGAGGTGCTCGTTACGGCGACCAGCATGGCTACCTTCTCGCTGGCTGGTACTCCTTGATGGCAAGCGGTGGAGACGTGGTGACTCTTGATTTTGCTCTGGCCCTTGTCGACGGCATTGCATGGCCAGAAGCTGCAAGTGCTGATCCAATGGAGGCTGATGAAGTGAAATGCCTCAACTTCATCTTGGACAGCCTGGTTGCTGTTGACACCAAGAAAATCAGCATCCGTGAATTAGTCGGAATGGCTAGACGTGGCGTCATTACATGTACACCAATGAAAGATGGATCTGAGTCTCCTGAGATTGTGCTGGCACGTTATGGCATCAAGATCCATGAGGGAATGTTGGCCATTGCGAACTCACAAAAGAACTTGCAATCACTGCTTAAAGAAACACAGTGGAGCGGGAATGCATACCGCCAATCACTACGTCGCATAGATGGCGCAGTGGTGCCTCAATCACCCATACGCTTTCCAAGCATGGGTCTCAGTCGTGGCACCTTGATACCGTGTTCCGCTTTTGAGTGATCTTGTTACGACGCCTGTTACGCTAAAACTCCTTGCGCGGCAACGGATGTTACGAGCGGATACGTTGTTACGGTGTTTCCGGAGAATCATATATATAGAGATATAGGTATACAGATAAATATATCCTCTCATATATATATTCTTTTATATTTATAGGTGTAACAGTGTAACAACCCTTGCGCTGCAAGGGGTTTGCCCGTCACGCCCCTCGTAACAGGACCGTTACCTCGTTACAAGGCTGTTTTTAGGGATTTACCTACACTTGGCGTAGACCTGCAGGCTCGCGATCCATGGCCGATGTGATCACGCACAACATCGATCAGATTGTTAATCGATTAACAACGCTTCAGCGAACTGATCTCCCTCGGGCAGCGCGGCGCACTGTTAACCGCTTGGGCTACGTCTTGGCTCGCAAGGACTTGCCCGCTTACATGCAGGGCGTTTTTGAAAATCCAAATAACTTTACTCTGCGCAGTGTTACTTACAAGGTCGTTTCTAATTACGAAGTTCATATCACCCACAAACAAAATGTTGGCAAAGGCAATGACCCGGCTCGATATCTCGAGCCTGTAGCAAAAACTGGCGGCGCAGGCAAGAAGCCTGCTTACGAAACTAAGTTCACCCGTTACTTGCATGCTGCCGGCATTGCACCGCGCAACTTCTATCCAGTTCCCTTCAAGCAAAACCTTTCCAAGAACTCTTACAACAAGGTTTCTCAGGGTGAATACTCAAAAGTCTGGAGTGGACTGCAGACCACCAAGGGCGCCGGAAAGACCGGCCGTGGCTTCCGCTACTTCTCTAAGCCTGACAACCGGAACAGAGGCCGCATCAGGAGTCGTCAGGGCAACCTCTTTGATCTCCCCGATGGCATCTATCGCGTGAAGGGCCGCGGCGCTAGTGGCGTGCAGCTGCTGTTCACATACGCCAGGAAGCAGCCAAGGGTCCCGCAGATCTACGACTACATCGGTTTCTCGCGAAAGCATGTCGCAGCGTTTGTGCCGCGCGAGCTGCGTCGCCATCTTGGCTAGGAGGTTGCCATGCAAAGCGCTGGGCCATATGATCCGCTCGGCGCTTGCGCCCTACCTTTGCTCATTACAAAAATGTCCATTGCAGCCTTGCGTGCTGAGGTCCGCAAAGCCAATACTGCTTACCGCAACGGTGAGCCAATCATGAGTGACAAGGCCTATGACCAGCTGCTGGAGCAGCTGCGCAGTAAGGCTCCTCATGCCCCCGAGCTGGATGATGACGCCACGGTTCTGCTGAGCCTGGATAACCAGCCCTTTGATTACTGGTACTCGACCTTGCCGGCCGGCACCACGATGGTCGTCCAGCCCAAGATCGACGGCTGCACGTTGGCGCTGCGCTACGTCAACGGTGAGCTGGTTGGCGCCTGGACTCGCTCAGGACGCTGTGCCATGGAGACAGCCATGCTCGTGCCGAGCATCCCGAAGAAATTTATGGCGAGTGGCGTGATTGAGATTCATGGCGAGCTGTATGGCATCGCTGATGGACAGTCACAGAAGCACGCAGCCCGTGCATTGAACCGCAGGCCTAATGGTGATGGTCTGTTGTTTTGTGCGTTCAGGATTGTTGGTTCAGAAGGCAGCGAGAGTTGCAGCATGGAGCACCTGCGGAAGCGTGGTTTTGACGTGCCAGACACGCTGGTCTGCACTTTCCCGAGGCAAGTCAAGGATCTGCACCAGAAATGGCTTGATGGTCAATTGTTTGACAGCTGGCCAACAGACGGCATCGTGGTCAAAGTCTTTGATCACGCGTTGCAGCAAAAGCTCGGCGAGAACTCAAAGGCGCCGCTGTGGGCACTTGCAATGAAGCGCTATGGACAATCCTGATCTGATTGAGCAGCGCCAGTATGCCGAGACCATCATGGCGGGCCTGAACATCAGGCCTTTCCGTGTGGACTTGACTGAGGGTCTGCTGTTGGTCCCTGAGGGTCGAGTAAGCGTTGTGCAAAAGCTCTGCAAGCACTTCGACTGGCCTTTCGAGGTGGCACCGTTGACACAAGGCTCATAGGTGCTATTGTCTGCTCATGCCCGCTCACGGGCGCTTATCTTTGCTCTTTCTCTGTTATGTCTTTTGCTGACGACTATCGTCGGCTCGAGGAGTTCCTCGCGTCCGACCCTGACTATGCACGCCTTGACGCTGAGTGCGAAAGGCTTGAAAAAATTATTTGCGAGCAAGGGGGCAAAGCCCATAAGGCCACTTGCAATTTTCAAACCTGGAGTCTCTGCCAAAACACTTTGGAACATGCTTCACAAAGTGTTCCCGAGTTCAAGCCTGACAATTCTCTCTTGTTTGCTCTTTTCAACGATGAGCTTGCTGCAGACCAGCTTCACCAGGGCGCAAAGGTTTTCGAGCGGCGGATGCGCGACTCTTTAGCTAGAGCTGGCGAGGCCTCGAAGATTTGGGCTGATGCAACAGATCAGCTTGTAAAGGCTGAAAAAGACCGACAAAAACGTCGTTCCCCCCTTGTCGACACTTGGCGAGAAATGGAGGCCAACAGAAAGGCTGCTGAGCAGGAGGCGAAGTGATGTTCGCCAACGCTTCTGACAGGTATCTCGACATTGTCCTGCCCGAGAACAGGATGTATGGCTTTGCCGTTAGTCAGGCCCTTGACGCCGTGCTGCCTGACACTGACTGCGCTGGCATTAACAATCAACCGCAGTCAACTGCTTACGACGAGAGCAAGCCTCAAACCATCGACCGCTTTTGGGACTCCAAGGAGCTTCCAGACATTCCTGATTTCTATGGCTGGAGCCTCAAGGTTGCGATTGACCCAGGCAAGGATTTTCACAAGCAATCCTGCTGGCTGACGCGGTCCACTGAGACCTATCGAAATGACGAAGAGGTGTGGGTGTGCTCTCAAGCCCGCGTCATGACGTTACGTGCGTTGCTTCATGTGCTGCGTCAGCCCAAGGAGGCCTGGGAAACGATGCTTGGTTGTTTTGAGTGTGATCATGACGAAGGCGGTGACTACGTCATCCCGACCTCCGAGCTGCTCAAGCGTTGACAAGCTTGGCTGGGGGACTTGCGGGGGGTCGGTTTTATAGGGGGTTTTGGGCTTTCACTTTTTTACACACAAAAAGCAGTACAAATGTACTTATGTGGAAAAAGGTTCATTGACTAGTACAAATGTACTATAGTACAAATGTACTAGTAAACAATCAATCACGATTTGCGCTTTTCGTTAACACAAACTTAAAATGTCGATGTAAAGAATCGATCGCGATTGTGCCATAAATTAACACAAACTGAGGCGCAGATTTCCAAGGTTCGGTGTTACTAACACTTAGCGAGTTCGTGTTAGTTAAAAGAATTGACCCCGCCCGGTGGCCCCTGTCGGCGCCCGCCTGTCGGTGGTGGTGGCCCGCACATTGCCGGGGGTGCTGTTGAGTCGCCCGCGCCCGCGTGCCAGTGATCGCTGGGCACAAGTAGACAGTGAACTAACCTGCACAAATGCCATGGCCCCGGCCGCGGCCTGAGGCAATCATTTCGGCAGGCGCCTTCGGGTGCCCTTGCTCTTGCCCTTTACCTGTTGCCCCATGCTCCGTTTCACTTCCGTTTCCTGCCTTGTCTGCGCTGGTCTGTCGACCGCGCTGCCTCTGACTGCTGGCCTCCTCTGTGCCGCTCTTGCGGCCGAGGCCCTCCGGTCTGTTACTTCCGAGGCCTGATCAATGGCCACTATCACCACCGCGGCCGCCCTTCTGGCGGTCTGCCTTCTCCTGCCTGCGGTAATCATCCTGTGGGCCACTGAGTCATCCCGCCAGCGCGCGCTTCGCATGCGTCGCCGCGGCCATAGCTATCGCGTCATCGCAGCCCGTGTGGGCCGCGCCCCGTCCACCGTTTACCGCTGGTGCAACCCGTGATCAACATTTCTGCCCTGATAGCCGCGCCCTTGTCGGCTTCGAAGTTCACATTCTCGACACCACAGCGCCCGCACCCTGCTGACCTTTGGCGGGCAGGCGTAGACCTTGAGGCGTGGGAGCTTTCCTCTCTGCTCGAGGACTGCGGCGGGTGGACCCTCGAAACCACCACCGACGAAGAGGGAGAAGCCTGCTACTACCTGCGCGATCCATACGGTGATCGCGATAGCGATGGCTTCCCCTGGTACGAACTAGAAGACGTTGAGAATCACGTCGCCGACTTCATAGATGAGCAGCTAGCCGCGGGCATGTGCGATGCCTGAACAGAACAAGCTGCGCAACCCTGCGCAGGCTCTAGCCATGGCGCTTGTCCTAGGCGTCACCGCCTCAGACAGCACCCGCGCTGCTGACTGCATCCGTCACGCTGAAACGATCGCAAAACGCATGGATCCGCGCGTCGCTGATGCGGTTCGTGACGCGGTTGAGGTCTGTCTCAACACTTTGCCCCTTTAATCATGACCACAATGAGAATCACCCCAGACTTTCTTCACGCCTGCGTCGCAGAGACGGCCCGCGTCCTTGGCTGCCCTGAAGACACGCGCGGTTTGGCAGCACCTGGCTACGTGCCGGGAACCTTGCGCCTAGGCCGCGATGAGGCCGGTTACATTTTGCAGCTTGTCTTGTGTGAGGGCGGTTCACGCGAGACGCTTGGCTATGCCATGACGGCCCGCGAGGCCGATGCGCTCCTGACTGGCATGCGCCGCAGCGTCACAGTCGCCGCCACGCTCGCTGCCATTCGCACTGATGCACACCTTGCCAACCT